GAAAATGCAGTCCAGATTCAGAGGATGTCCATGTTGGAAGTGGGTGCCACATCACAGCAATGGGGACAATACGGATCGAATCTGGGGGCTAAGCTGGACAACATGAATTTCAGCCTGGAGGATATTGCCGGAAGTTTCAGCGATCTGGCTCTTGGCAGTATTCCAGCTGCCGGCGGCCTTGGGGACATTGGCAAGGTTGGCAGCGTCGGCAGCGTGAAACATGTGGATGGGGATATCAGGCTCTCTGATGAAGATATCCGGCTTTACCGGGATCTTGCCGAACTGCGGTACATGAACCGGATCGAATTAAAGACCCTGGCACCGAATATTCAGGTAACGATCCCTGCGGGTGTGGGCGATAATTTAAGCGCGCAGGATGTGGCAGGAGAGATTAAAGCCATGCTGATTGAAGAGATGGCATCCGGGACGGCGGTGTCCCATGGATAAGGAAGGGGTGGGGTATGGTACGGATAAATAATAACTGTTCCATTTACATCCGGTTTGGAAATGGCAGGATCAAACTTCCGGTCAATCCACAGGAGCTGGAAATCAAATATCCGACAAACCATAAAAAGTATGACGTGTTGGGAACGGGAGAAATCGTGATTCCCAGGAAACCATCTTTGATGGTAGTTTCCTGGGAGTGTTTCTTTCCAGAGATTCTTTCTACTCCGTATGTAAATGGGGATGCCAGAGAGCCGGATGATTATGTGGAGATGTTTAAAAAAGCATGGAAAAAGAAACAGAAATGCCGCCTGATCATTTCTCAGGAAGGGACATGCGATACCAATATCCGCTGCGTGATCTCGGATTTTCAAACGAAATACAAAGGCGGAGAACCAGGGGATATTTACTATTCAGTTGAATTTACCGAGTACAGGGATTATTCTCCTGAAACCGTATCTGTAGTGGTTCCCACCACGGCGCCGGAAAGTGTGCAGGCAGCAGCCGTTTCTGAAAGCTCCAGGCCTGTAGAGACTCCAGTACTGCGGGTAGGGGCCTCTGTCATAGCAAATGGAAAGTACTGGTATGATTCGTATGGCAGCAGGCCTTTTGGCACGGCAAACAATTTAAGCACGACAGTGACCCGCATTGTTTCCGGAAATCCGTATCCGGTCCATATCGGGTCTTATGGATGGTTAACGGAAAGCCAGCTGCAGATTGTGGGGTAATAAACATGGATATTTCGATTTTGGTACAGTCATCTGTGGATGGACCAGGTGGAAATGCGGAGGTTGTAACAGAGTATGCGAAGGTTGTAAAGGAGGCAGAAGTTACCAGCCAGAGATTCGATGCACCAGGGAAGATGAAGTTTACCTGTATTGAGGCGAAAGGGATCGGCATAGAACTTGGCAGTTCTGTGGCATTATCCGTGGATGGAGTCCAGATGTTTAAAGGCTATGTGTTTACTGCAGAAAGGAATAAGGACGGCGAAAGCATTTATACGGCATATGACCAGCTGAGATATTTAAAAGCCAACGCCAGTTATTCCTTTGAGGCTATGACCCTTCCTCAGATCATAGCCCGGATTGCCGCGGATTTTGGACTGAAGACGGGGGCAATGGAGGATACTGGATACGCTTTTCCGTGTCTGATCAAGGAGAATGAAAGCTGCCTGGATATTATTTTTGATGCACTGGCCCAGACAATCATCCAGACCGGGCGGATCTTTGCTTTTTATGACCAGGCCGGTGAATTACGGCTGACAGAGGCACGGAATATGTATGTGAATACGCTGCTGGGTGACGCAAGCCTTGTAACGGATTATACCTACAAAAGAGATATTGATGCCAATACCTATAACAGGATCAAACTGGTGCGTGCAAACAGTCAGACAGGAAGGGCAGACGTGTATATGCATGAGGACAGGGATACCATTAAAAAATGGGGCCTTCTGCAGTATTACGATCAGGTTGATGAAAATATGAATGAGGCTCAGATCGACCAGATGTGTGCCCAGTATCTTCAGTATTATAACCGGGTCATTCAAACCATTACCCTTGAAACCATCGGAGTTCCGCAGATCCGTGCCGGGATGATTGTTCCGGTAAGAATCGGGGCAGTCGGTGATTTAAAGACAACAAGACTTCTGTTGACAGAAAAGGTCACGCATAAATTTGAACAGGATGTCCACACCATGAGGGTCGAAGTGAAGGATTTTAGCAAGCTGGGAGGAATGATACTTGTCTGAGACAAATTTGCTGGGCGTGATCCAGATGGTAATACAGGAGAATTTAAAGGGGCAAAAGCTGGCCGATATGATGACCGGGACAGTGGTATCGGGTTCTTCGGTTTCTGTTCAACCGGATGTGTCCATGCCGCCCATTCCATCGTCTGGACTGATCCTGACCAGTGCAGTGAAAGAAAGAAGGGAAAAGGTCGAGGGCGGCGCCGGAGGGACCGTAATGGTTACAGAGGGATTAAAGCCAGGGGATAAGGTGCTGATGCTCCGGGTTTCAAACGGGCAGCGTTATATTATCCTTTCGAAATTATAGGAGGCATATATGGCGACACTACCAGAACATGCAGGGGCGGAAACGGTGTTGAATTATACGGAGCTGCCTACCAATACATTTATCATCGACTGGTCATCCAGCCAGATTGCCGGAATGGACGACGGATTGGCTGCCATGCGTCAGGCTGTGGAGATCATCCTTCAGAATGAGCGCTACCACTGGCAGATATACTCTTCAGACTTCGGCAGTGAATTGGAGGATCTTCCGGGTGAGGACTATGACTATATTGTGAGTGAGATCCCGCGAAGGATCCAAGAGGCATTTTCCATGGATAAGAGGATTCTGTCGGCTGAAAATTTTGCATTTAAGAATAACCAGGACGGGAGTATGCTGTGCACATTTGATGTAACCACGGTGTTTGGAACGATAAAGGAAGAGGTGAGGCTATGATCGATTTTTCCGGATACACGCAGAAGGCCATCCAAAAAGCCATGCTGGAAAAGGTTCCCAAAGAGCTGGATACCAGGGAGGGGAGCATGATACAGACGGCTGTTGGGCCGGTTGCCTGGTACCTGGAAGGTCTGTATATGCTTTTAGCCCAGGTGCAGGAAAATGCATACGCAGAGACAGCCGTGGGGCAGGCATTGGATTATATCTGCGCTGAGCGGGGTATTTACCGAAAAGCAGCGATTCCGGCGGTAAGGGAAGGGATCTTTGATACCCGGATTCCAAAAGGATCGGCCTTTAAAACAATCAATGGAGCTGACTCTGTGATCTTTCTTTCTGGTGATCCAATATCAGAAAAGGAAGGGGAGTATATCTATGAGATGACCTGTACAGCTGCAGGTGCGGCGGGCAACTTCTATACAGGATCGATCATGCCGATCATGGCTATCCGGAATTTGACTCAGGCGAGCATAGGGAAAATTTTGGTTTCCGGTACAGAGGAAGAGGAGGACGGACCTCTCAGGGAGCGTTACATGGCTACCTTTGATATGGCCGCATTTGGAGGGAATGTTGCCGCGTACCGAAATGCTATCCTGGCCATAGAAGGGGTTGGGGCGGTGCAGATCTATCCTGTTTGGAATGGGGGAGGAACCGTGCTGTGCAGTATTTTAAACAGCCAGTTAAAACCGGCGGATGCAGGCCTTGTGGAAATCGTTCAGAATGAAATCTGCCCACCGGAAGAAGGGGAAGATGTACCATCAGCTAAAGGGTATGGGATGGCGCCGATCGGTGCCGCCGTGACTGTTGTCTCAGCGACGGGCCTGCCGATCAATATCACATGTGATATACAGATGATTTCTTCTTCACTGAAAGCAGAGAATTACCAGGCCAGGATCGAAGAGAAGATTCAGGAATATCTGGATATGGTATGTGAGTCATGGGGAAAACCGCTTAAAACGCATCGGGTGGAATATCCCGTGTCTATTTTTGTATCCAGGATCATCGCTGTGATCCTTTCAATCAGTGATATTGCAAATGTTACCAATGTGACGGTAAATGGTTCAACAGAAGATCTAACGCTGGAAGAAACGCCGCAACTGCAGCAGATTCCAATATTGGGGACGGTGATCATTCATGAAGTATGATATTAACCTGATGGAAGTTCTTCCGACGTATTTTCGACCAGTGATAGAGTTTCGGCAGTTGATGCATATTGATGGCCTGGAGCTGGGGCGCCTGGAAGAAAATATTGATCGGATCAGGGATAACTGCTTTATACAGACATGCGACGAGGCAACACTAGCATACTACGAAGGATTGCTCCAGGTTGAAAAAGAAACGGGACTATCTCTGGATGAACGCCGGGCTGTTGTACTGATGCGGTATAGTATGCGGCCGCTTTACACATTTCCCATGCTGAAAGAAATGCTGACATCTGCCGTGGGAAAGGGAAATTATCTGGCAGAATGCCTGTATGGAACCTATCAGCTGAAGATCAGGATTTTGAACCAGGATATTGGGCTGATAAAGAGTATTTATAACGTCATTGCGTTTATGAGGCCGGCGCATATCGTGCTTTTGGTTTATGCGGAA